AGAGATTAAGTGCTTGATTGAGAACACTGCAAAAGACCAAGAAATTGCTAGACTGAATCGAGTAGTTGATGCTCAAAGAGATCAGAACATTATTAACTCGGTAGTACAGGCTTTGGGTAATAAAACTGCATAATTTCTATTAAAGTTGATTAGGGAAAAGGGAGGTACCTGTAGCGGGTATTTCCCTTTTTTCGTTTTAATCTAGTAAGAAACATGGAAGAAGATAATAAACTACAAACCTTTACTCTCCAAATGCAACTACCGGCTCCTAATTTAGAGGTAGCAAAGAGAGTAGCCGATGAAGCACAAAGACTGATAGATATCTATGGATACTATAATTTCTTGAACCTAGTAGAATTTATGAAACAGAATCCCAGTATGGTTCAAATGGGATTAAGTCTAATCAATAAAAATAATGCAGTATGGAAGAAATGAAATTTAAATCATTACAAAGAGGAGATTTAGTCTTTACTCTAGAAAGAGACAGAAGATCAATGTACCCAATCTTTGACCGAGCTAAAGTAGTAAAGGTAGGAGAAAGTAAACCCAGAGCTAATGAAAATGGTGATGGCTTTTCTAATCTTATAGAAATTGTTCTACAAGATTCTGTAGGTACAGTAACCGTATATTTACCTTCGGATGGGAATGAGGGTATTTATAACAATGTGTACTACACTCTAATCGGAAGTAATATTATAAACGAAGTATCATTGCAAAGATCGCAGGCTCTCAGGATTATTAATAATGTGGGTAAATACGAGAACATAGTAAAGGAATGTGATAATATCCTTGCTATGTTCGAAAACAAAGAGCCAACTAATGGTAGTCAATTCAATGAAGAATTTGCTTCATTCAGGAAGGATGTAGTATCAGTATTACAATCACAACAGCAAGCCATAAATCTTATGATGGATTCACTGGGCTTGAATAAACCGAAGGAAAATCCAGATGGCAAGTAAGTCAGTAAACATAACTATAAGTACTCCCTTGGGAGACTTACAGATATATACTGACCCAAAAGAACAGGCTAGAGCTGAGAAGTTGATTACCGAAACCCCATCTATCATGAAGAATGCCTATGATAGAGCTACTGAGAAATTCGGTAATCAACTTCTCAGACTTGTGAAAAAATGCCTAAGAACGGGTACTCCTCCAAGAGGAACTCATTGGGATCCTCACTCGGCTAATACTATTAAACGATACGGAGAGCATACCCTTTTGAATTATACGGGTCAGTATTTGAGATCAGTACAAATAGTAAAACAGAAGAATCGAACTTACGTAGGTATACCTACTAATCTTAAGAAAACCAGAAAGGGTGATAGGACTAGTAAAAGAACTTTGAACCAAGTAGCTATCATGTTGGAATATGGTTCTAGAGGTGGTAATTTACCTCCAAGACCATTATGGAAACCCGCATTCGAACAAGTAGGTGGTAAGAAGGTTCTGAAGGAAACCCTAGTAAGAGAACTTCGTAAAGAAATAAGGAGATATAGAAAATAATGGGATTCACTATAAGCAAGAATCAAGGTTCTGGTAGAACTGTTATAACAGTAACACCGGAAGAAAAGAATACTACAGATAAAGATATTATTCAGGTATTAACTGTAGAAGCTGTGGATGGTTCTACTAAAGAAGTAAAGCTTATTCATAAAAAAGGAGAAGATGAATGGGAATATGCTTTCATGGTTTCACCTACTGAATTATACTTTGAGCCTACAGGAGAAAGCAAAGAGGTTACTATTGTATCTACCAAACAAAGGGTAATCAATGGAAAGAAAGTTGGTGATCCAGTTAGTGTAAACTATACCCGGGAAAACTCTGGAGATGTATCTGGTTCTGGTACCACTCTTATCATGAGTTTAAATGATAATATGTATAATGAACGAGTGGGTCAAGTAATATTTACTCAAGGAGAATCGGGTAAAACCATAAGTCTTCTTTGTAAACAGGGTAAAAAGGAAACTTCGGGAGATATAGGTATAATTAAACTATGGTCAGGCCCCGGAGTTCCAGAGAACTATGTACTCTGTAACGGAGGTCAGGTAAGTATATCTGAATATCCCGAATTATATAAGGCCATTGGTGAGAAATATAATACTTCTTCTACTAGGGCAGGTTATATAAGTGTTCCTGATTTAAGTGGTAGGTTCGTAGTTGGAGTAGATTCTAGTGACCCAGATTACAGTAGTATTGGTAATACTGGAGGGGAAAAAGAACATAGGCTAACCGTGGAAGAAATGCCAAGCCATACCCATTCATACAATAAGATTCGTATCGAAACTCACAAATGGGGAGATAATGCTAATAATAGACCACACCCCTTTTATGATTCAGGGGCTCAAACTGGTCCAACTGGTGGTAATCAACCTCATGAGAATAGACCACCATACTACGTATTGGCTTATGTTATGAAAGTAAGATAGGAGGTAATTATGGTAAATTCACAAGAGATAGTAGAGAGAACCTTCTATATATGCCTATTGAATGTTCTCTTAGAAAAGAAGATGGGACTTAACCCCGAAGATTATTTACCTTTATCACAAGAGAATGAAAAGAGATTCCAAGAAGATAAGGAAGCAATAGATAAGTTTATTTACTTATTCGGTATAGGTAATAACCAGGTAAGAGGTCCTAAAACATGTCCCAGGATAACTATAGAAAGCACTGCTTATTATCCTGGAGATATTGGAGTAGAGAAATATATCATTGGAGATAGATTAGATGCAGGCAATTATCAGATGTCTGAGTTCCCTTACGAAACTAAAGATATCACTATTGATATTCATTTGGTAGCAACTACTCAGAATGATATGAGATTACTACATTCTATTCTTCATGAAGCATTACCTACTCGAGGCTATATAAGACCTTACTTCAATGATTTAGAAGAATGGGATAAAGGTAGGATAGCTCCTACTGGGAACCTATTTATAGAGATTGGTAATTTCTATGATCATCCCGATGAATCACATGGGTTATTGGAAAAGGTCTATCAATATGTATGTAAAGATGGTATTATACCAGAAAAACTGGTAGAAATGGGGGATCTATTACCTATAAGAGATATAAGTCTTTTACTAGGACCCGAATACCAAAAGGACGAGGAGATGCTCAATCTCAATATACATGTTTAACTCAAAAATTTACTAAAATGAAAAAGTTAGTGTTTATGCTGATGGCACTCATTTTACCAGTGTCATTGTTTGCTACAGAAGTAGAACCTTCAACTGGTTCAGAGTTCGTAATCAATCTTGGTACCTTTACTGGTATAGTAACTTTGGTATCATCCTTGGTTACTCAGGTACTAAAGGTAATCCCAGCTATCAAAGACAACAAACTTGCTAAGATTGGTATATCTGCCTTAGTAGGTATTCTCATATGTATTATAGCTTGGGGATTACAACTTACACCCTTATTAGAAAACTATCCTTTCTACCAGGTATTAATTTATGGATTAGCTGCTGGTTTATCAGGATGTGGTTTCTATGATGTGATTAAGGCTATCGGAGGTTTATTTAAGAATAAAGAGGATTAATTTTCTAATAATACCAGTAAGGTAACGATACTTACTGGTATTAATTAAATATATTAACCTATAAAACACAAGGATATGTCAAAATCACCCAGAGTTGTTTTTAAGTTCGAGAACAACAATGTTCAACAGACTACTCCACTTTTAGGAGTATCATGTTTCTTGGCTAGAACTGAAAAAGGTCCCTATGATGATCCTTCAGAATTAATTACTTCTCTCTCTCAATTCCAAAGAATATTTGGTAAAGAGATTGTACCTGATGGTTCTGTATCTAACATAGAGAAAGCTTTAGTAGGAGGTTCTAAGCTAAGAATTATTCGTGTATTGGGAGCAGGTGCTAAAAAAGGTACTGTTACTAAAGCCGAAGAGGCTGAATCTACTGAAGATGAAACTGAAGAGATAACTGAAAATGCTCAAGCTTCAGAAATATTCAAATTTATTTCAGGAAATACTACAGTAAGCTTTGGTTTGGTAACTAAAGGTTATGGTGATCCCATTGGTTCTGGAGAATCTTTCAAAGTTGGTTTCTCTAAATCGGTGAATACCGTTTTCTATAACATCTATGATGCCAATGGTTCTATCTTGGAATCGGGTCCAGTAATTACTTACAAAACTAAGGATGCTCAGAATAAAACTTCTGTAGATTACTTGGCTTTAAGTAACTTTGCTAGTAATTCTGCATACCTGGAACCTAAGATGGTAACTACTACCGATAAGATTAAATCTTTCGAGAACTTAGTATCCTGGCTTCAGACTTCAATTGACCAAACCGATAATCCGTTAACTATCCAAGTTGGAGGTAAAGAACCTACTGCAGAAGAGGTTATGTTTAATGGTACACTTGGTACTGCTGGTGCTGATCCTACTGCAGATGAATGGATTGCTTCTTTGGATTTGGTAAAGGATTACACTGATATCTATCAGTTATCATGTTCTCATATTCATCAGCATTTGAAAACAGACCAAGATGTACTAAAAGTACATAAGGCTGCTAAAGAAATGTGTGCTGAATTACAAGAGTACACTTACTACATTGAGGTACCAAAATACACCACCCATTATACTCAGGGAACTCAGCCTAGAAATAAGCAGAGTATTATAACCTGGATTAATAGCTGTTTGGGTAGTATCGGTAACTCTAAATATGTAGCCTACTTTGCAGGTGGTATCAAGTACTACAACGAATTCGGATTACTTAGTAATTCCGATGTAATGGGTACCATCTTCGGTTTGGGTGATACTTCTGCTTCTAACTATGGACCTTGGAAGTCATTTGCCGGTATGAACCGAGGAATAATCTACGATGGTCAGGGCCCAGTAAGTCCTAACTATGGTAGTGATTCTCGTTATAATGAACTGGACGAATTGGCTCAGATGTATGCCAACATGATTGTAATCAAAGATACTCCATCTTCTGGTAAACAAACCATGTTATGGCATTGCTTCTCTTCTCAAGTAAAACAAGATTCAGAAAGATTCCTTTCAATCGTAAGATTGAATCTGTACTTGAAGAAGACTCTTCGTCCTATCTTGAATAAATATTTGGAAGAACCAAATATCTGGAATACTTGGAAAAATATTTATCTTGAGGTAAAACCAATCCTGGATAATCTGGTAGATGAAAATGCTATGTCAGAGTACACATGGATGGGCGACCAGGATGCTGGTTCTTATTCAGAACTCTCTGTAAATAATGAAGCTGATGTCCGTCAGGGTAAGTATAAAGTAATCCTGAAGTACAAAGATATTGTTCCTATGCAAGAAATTACAATTAACATTGTAATCGATGCAGCTTCTAATTCAGTTAACATTTCAGAAAACGAATAACATTAAAATCATAAAATATGGGAGCAAAAGTAAAGAATCCTAGAAAGAAATTCCTATGGAGCATCTCTTTCCCAAAACACCCAATCAATACATACCTATTCCAGACTTGCCAACTTCCGGATATAGAGATTGACCAGGTTGCTCATGGAGATGTAAACAGAGATGTAAAAACTGCTGGTAGAGTTACCGTAGGTAATCTGGTAGTAGAAAAACTCTTAACTACTGCTGGTTCGGATACCTGGCTTCAAGATTGGCTATACTCTTGCCAAGATATGATAGCTGGAGGTGGATTAGTTCCTAGTGAATATTGGGAAACTGCTATTGTAAATGAACTTGCAGAAGATGGAGTATCCGTCCTAAATACTTGGCTGCTTGAAGAAGTTTGGCCTTGTAAAGTAACTGGCCTTGACTTAGATCGTATGGCTTCAGAAAACACCATAGAAAATATCGAATTTTCTGTTGGTACTTGCGATAAGTATTAACTCTCTTAGTCATTTTCTTACTAGAGTTTTAGGTGGAGGGGTGGGATTCCTAGATAAGGAGTTTCACCCCTTTCTTGTTGATACTTACAGCTACTATGAAATTATGAACTTTTAAAAATTAGATAAAATGGATATGACACTAAGAACCTTAGTATTCACTGCTCCTTCTGGTAGACTTTTCGAAATCAGAGAGCAGAATGGTGAAGATGAAGAAATTATCACCAACCCGGTAGATTCAAAGAATTTAATGAATCTTACCAAGTATATTTCAGCAATAGTAATTAAAACAAATGCTACTAAGTCAGGTAGATTAACTATAGAGGATGCTCTTAAGTTACCCTTGCTGGATAGATACTGTATCCTATTTAATTCTCGAATCTTCTCTTTGGGAGAGGAAGTAGAATTCACTTATAAATGGGATAATAAAGATTCTGTAACTTATTCTCAGGACTTGAGAGAATTTCTTTTCGATTATGCAGTACTTCCTACAGAACAAGAGATGGAAGAAAAACCCAATGCCATTCCTTACTACCCGGGAAGAAAAGGAGAAGATGGATTTACTCTTATGCAATATACAGAGGAATTGAACTCAGGTAAGGTAATCCAATTCGAATTGATGGATGGAGAAAAAGAGTCTCAGATGGTTCAGCTTTCACCAAGTAAACTTACTCGACACTCTACTCTTCTTCTTCGTAACCTTAAGTTAAAGGTGGATGATAAATTTGAGAAAGTAGAAAACTTCTCTCTATTCTCATCAAGGGATATGGCAGAAATCCATCGGTTGGTAAATACAGTAGACCCAATCTTCCATGGATATACTCAAATCGAAAATCCAGAAACTGGGAACATGATGGATTACCCAATTATGGCTGCTCCTGATTTTTTCTACTTGACGGGAGATATAATTTAGAGGAAGATTACATATACATTACTCGGGCTGAGATAGTCTTAGACTATCTCACCTTTTTGTGTCTACCCGTTCGTAAAAGAAAGAAATTCCTACTCATAGCTGAGAATTATTATAAACAAATGAAGAAGAAAATGTCAACATGATAGGAGATACAAAAAGTTTAGTAGAAGTCGGGGTATCAATGGTACTCCGAGATAAGTTTAGCTCTGAAACCGGTAAAATTTCACAATCATTCAACAATATGATGAATGATATGAATGACTGGAACAGGGCTATTCAGATGAGTGCAGGTAATGCTGTACAAAACAGTATGAAATTCCTTGGAGGCATGGCAGAAGCTTATCAGTATTCGGCCAAGGTACAAGATACTATATTCATGGCCTCAAAGATTGCAGGAGCTACAGCTGAGCAACAAACTGAAATGATGCAATTAGCTCAAGCAGTCAATGCAGTTACTCCCTTGACTGCTGCAGATATTGCTTCTGGTCAAAGGTACTTGGCAATGGCAGGTAATACAGTAGAACAGATAAAGGATATGACTGGACCTGCTGCTAAGTTAGCATCTATCCTTGGTCAACCCTTTGGAGGTAAAGGAGGTGTAGCTGACTTGATGACTAATATCATGTCAATGTATGTTATACCTTCTCAACAAGCTACTAAGGTTACAGATGATTTATATACGGCTGTAACTAACGCTAATATGTCTCTTACCGATTTGGCTCAAGCTATTACTTATGCTGGAGCTGATATGGCTAATGCAGGATATGACTTAAGACAGACTGCTGCAGCTATTGGTGTATTGGGAGATATGGGTATTCAGGGTTCATCCGCTGGTACTGCATTAGCAAATATGATCCGTTATTTGCAACTTTCTTTAGCTAACCAGAAAAAGAAAGGATTTAGTGCATTAACTAGTTTAGGTTTAAGTCCACAAGATTTCTTTGATGCCGAAGGTAATCTTATTCGATTAGATAAGGTATATCGTAAGTTTGGAGAAGCTCTTATGAACAAGCCTCTTCTGGAAAGAACTAAAGCTTTCTATAATATCTTCGGAGTTCGAGGTACCCGTGATATCTCTAATCAGATTCGAAATATGATGTCGGGTTCTGATAAGATGACTAAGATCTTAGAGCAATACGATAAGAACTCGGGCATAGTAGAACAGGTTACTGAGGAAAGATTAAAGACTCCACAAGGTATCATCGAGGCTTTTAAGTCTAACTTTGAAAACTTAGTAGTGAATATAGGTTCAACTTTAGCTGATGTCTTTAACCCAATATTAACCGTATTTACTAAGATATCCCAATGGGTACAGGGTATAGCTGGTACTTTAGGAGGTCAGATAGTAGTTAAAGCTATTGCTTGGAGTTCAATTACAGCTTTAGTAGTAAATGGTTATAGGTATCTAGCTGCTACTGGTAGAATGCTTTCTACTTATATGCAACAAACTAATACCCAATCTCAGGCTACGGCAAGTGGAGTTAGTAAGTCTGCCTCTGCAGCTGCAGTATTGGAAACTCGATTAATACATATCACTCAGATTATGAGGGAACAATATTACCTTCAAAAGGCAATGGCTTTCGGTTGGACTGCTGGACCTAGGGGAGGTTGGTATGGGCCTAACGGTAAACCTATTAGGAAGTTTGGAATACCTGGACCAGTATTGGGAGGTCTTGGAGGAGGTACTACTAAACCACCTACTCCCCCTGCCGGACCAGCAGTAGCTAGGTTAGGTATGAAAGGACTATTCGGTAGGTTGGCTGGATTCTTGGGAGGTCCTTGGGGAATGGCTATTGGTATAGCATTACCTCTTGTAGCAGATTATTTACCTAGGTTAATAGATTCCTTAAATAAGAATACCGATTCTAATTTATCAAAGGAAACTCTAACTAGTGATGAATATTTAACCGAGAAAATGGCAAGAGCTATCAGGGCAGCTTTACTGAATGATAAACCTAATGGTACTGTTAACATTACTATTGATGGAGCTCCTGTTGGTTCTGTAGCTCCAGGTGAAACTTTAGGAGTTAATTATGCTACTCAAATTGGATTAATACCTTAAATTATGGCAAGAATATTAGGAAAACTAGCAGGTAGGGTTGTTAAGAAATATAATAATCTTACCCAAGATACTGCTGGAGTACTTACTGGTCCCCTAAATAAACTATGGAGAGCTAAGATACACCTTAACCGATTAACTTCAGGTTTACCTAAGGATACTGCTCCTAGAGGTAAATTGTTTAATCCGAATGGAGCTTTGGGAGAAAGGGAAAGATCTTCCAAGAATCCATTACTCAACAGTTCTCTTCAAAGTATTAGGAGATTACAACTTCAGCATGGAAATCTTAAGATTGACAGAGATGATCCTGCTCAAGGTAGGACTGTAGTAGAAAACAATAAACTTTATGGAGTAAGCCAAGATATAAGAAAACTAAACCAGGTAATCATTTATAATACTAATGTTAGCCCATACCAATATATTGTTTTACAGAATAGACCTCTGAGCTTTGACTTTAGAGGAGAAACAACTTGGGCTACCATTAAGTCTATGGGTAGAAATACTCCTATGTATCATTATACTGGTTCAGAAGATATTGTACAATTCAATGTATCTTGGTACTGTGATGATCCGGATAATCCTGCTGAAGTATTAACTAAATGTAGGTTATTAGAATCCTGGAGTAAATCTAATGCTTATCAAGCAGCTCCCCCAATCTTACAGATTCAGTGGGGAAATTCTGATACTTTTGAAGGTCATTATTATATACTTACTTCTGCTACATATTCTCTTTCTAATTTTAGAAATGCTTCTAGACAACGTATGAAAGGTTCAGTAGATATAAGAGAAGACCTAAATCTGTATCCTGCTACTGCTACTCAAGAATTAATATTCAAACGAGTAAGCTCATATAGTTTATCTTATGAGGATATTGTTAAAAGTAAAGCTGCAGAAAAGACTGTGGGTATTTTTACAACCGATAAAATCAAGTAACCATGGATATAACTTCTTATTTAGTTGGAGCAAGTCCATACGATAATGGATTTACTCTGAATTATGGAGATGGAGATTATTCTTTAGAATCCTACCCATTACTTATACCCTCTTCTCCCAATGACTTTCAGCATACCCTGAAAGAGGGTGAAACTCTACAGAATATCGCTTATAGGTATTATGGAGATTCTGGTAAATGGTATATTATTGCTGAGTATAATAACATAATAAATCCGTTCACTGAATTAAAAGGTGGAATGGTATTAATGATACCGGCTTATGGAAGTTAAAGCAAATAATCCCATATTATATAAAGGCACAGGTACTCCTTACCTAGCCATTTTTGATAATCAAGGTATACCAGTTATGAACCCTCTTACTGGTATACCTTTAGGAGCGTATATAAGTAGCTGGTCATATGTATATGATGAAGAAAAAGAAAACTTAGCTACAATAACTATTGATACTGGTAATCCAGATACCGTAGATGTAGAAGCTTTACAAGAAAATAGAGATATCTTTTTACAGTGGGGATATATTTTTAGTGATGGTACATTTGTATCAAGCCCAGCTATAAATATCAAAGTAAGAGATTTCGATTGTATATTTGATTCTACAGGTACCCATATAACTATCAAATGTATTGATGGCACGAATCATCTTAGGTTTATGCCCCCTCATAAACCTACTGAGGATACCGATGATAGTATGGTTAAATTCTTGGATTCAGGATGCGGATTAAATGTTGGAGTAATAATAGAAAGGTTTGAGTAATGGCAAATATAATAAGTAATCAAGCTTATGAAGCTATACAGGTACCAACAGAAGTTACTCCCGAAGTACAGGGTACCATTCTGTATGCTAATCAATTTAGTGGCATAGGTCAAGTTGGTATGCCAGATGATTTAGCTGAAGTACTTAATTCTAACTTAGGTACAATAGGTAATAATGTTCTAGTTCAACTAGAAGCTAAGATGGCTGCCTATGGTAATGGGCCTTGGTATGTGGATAGTAGAGATGGAGTAATTTACATACATAATCGTAAGTTTCAACAACCTCCTCATCATACCTATATATTCCAAGCTGAAAACGGAGAGGTATTAAGAGTATCCTTTACTACTCAGAGGTCTACTAAGCAGAAGATGATGCAGTTGGGTAATACCATAAAACCAGAAGATAAGCAAATGCAAATCCAGGTAAGTTATATAGATGATCAACAGAATGAGATTCTACATGACCCACTACAGTTAGATGCCCTATCTACAGTAGACGTACAAAGTCCTGGATTATTCCATAGATCACCTGAAGTTTTAAAACCTAATGTTGATAGTAAAGTAGAGAAATGGAAAGAAGACAGATTGAAATCCTTAGATGAAGAATTGGCTTCTAAAAAACAAGCTCAAAGACTAAAGACTGAATCTGCTAAGAAAGAATATGATGCTAAGGGTACTGGTTATTTAGATGCAGGTGGTGGATTAGAGTCTATGTCTGATACAGAACTAAGGGATGCTACTTCTCAAATGCTAGAGGAAGCTTATACTAAAGGAGAACTAACTAATATAAAATCTTCTATTGATGCACTAGTAGCGGGAGGAATGGACCTTACTTCTGCAATGAAACAAGTATACCAGGGTTTAAATTTTGTATTCAAAAATAAATACACTGAGGTATGGACTGAAGTTTGGGAAGACCCTCGTTCGTATTCTTCTGGAGAATTAAAGTCTTCTAGTCGTGTGAATAGTATGACTGAACTAAATGCCGAGAAAAGGAAAACTCAGGAGGGATTAGCTAAAATGCAAGAAGACCCAAATATCATTGTCTATCCCTTAACTCTTCATGAAGAATCCTATTATCCTCAAACTTATAATCCAGTCCAAGCTGGTAGAGGTCCTGGAGATAATCAGGGGTACTATCGAAGCCGAGTAAAGGTATTCAAAAAGGTAAAACAGCTTTTGAAAGTACCCGCTTGGAAAACCCTTACTAACTTATATGATAGAACTGGAGGAGTAGGTAATAGAGAAAGAGCAATGAGGATAAATGCTAATGGAGGTTTAAAGATAACCGAGAAAAAGCTGGTCTGCCAAATGCAAGTAGTAGGAAGACCTTCATTAAAAACCTCTATGGTACTTCAGCTTTTGAACGTGGGTAAAAGGTGGTCAGGTTATTGGTATATAAAGAAATGTACCCATAGAATGGATGCTGGTACTGGCTATATTACTGACTTAGAATTAGTTAGGAATAATGGAACCGCTGGCTTTCAAGTTGCTGCTGGTAACATTAATACTCAAGATGTAGTATCTAATAATGCCCGAAGTCAAGGAACTACTGATGTAGGTAAAAATAAAGCTGGAGATGCTCATTCTTCTGATTTTACCATAAATGCCACTAAGGCAGAATATGAAGCTTTCAAAGCCTTGGATGGTAATACCGAAGAACAAAGAAAGTTTGTTCAAGATATGGTTATTTATAGGGAACAGAATGCTAGTACTCCTACTAAAGGTAATGATGGTATCATAGAAGTAGAAAGAACCGTATACCAATCCACCGGTAAGGATGGAGAAGATGTAGTTACCATTACTAATGTTAAACGTAAAAAGGTAGAAGCTACTAAGGATGTATATCGAAAGTATAATTTCAATATAGATTACATTATTAAACAGATGAACCAAGACTTTTCTAAAACTGAATAATATGGCTTATGAATCAGCAAAAACAATAACTGAACAAGGATTAGAATCCTTGGGAAGATACTATTCAGTGTACAGGGCCATGGTAGTTAATAACACAGACCCCGATCATATGAATCGTATAAAAGTGGCTATACCTGAAGTAATGGGAGGAATAGTACTCTGGGCTTATTCAAAGGGTCAACATGGATCTACTGGGTCTGGTTTTAAAATGATGGCTCCTAAGAATGGTGATATAGTATATATTACCTTTGAGTATGGTGATCCCAGTAAACCTCTATGGGAATATCATGGTTGGGCTCAAAACCAAATACCTGATATCCTGGATGATCCCGATACTATGGGTATAGTTACACCTAATGGGAATAGAATCTGGTTAAATGATAAAGATGGATCACTCAAGATGTACTTATATGGGTCTGCTACTATTTACGCCGAAGGCCCAGTAAGTATAAATTCTAAAGCTCAGGCTTATGTGAATGCCTCAAAGGTTATAGTGAACCAAGGTAATAATGATGGTATAATCAATATCAATGAATTAACCCAGAAACTAAACCAATTAGTTTCAGAGATAGAATCATTAAAAACTCAATATAATTCTCATACCCACTCCGGTATTCAATCAGGACCCGCAGTTAGTGGACCTGTTATTACTCCAGTCACGAAACCATTTTCTACTTTTAATAAAACAGATTATGAGGATTCTAAATTTGTACACTAATGGCAAATAACTTATACACTAATATTATCGGTATTGGCCCTTTGTTTCCAATACGGATTACTGAGAATGAAAAGGGAGAGAAAGGTTGGTATCCAGTAAATGGAGATATTGAACTTGTTCATAATAACCTATCTGCTCTCCTTTGGTATGATATAGGTCAAAGATTCAGGCAAGAAGATTTTGGTACTAGGCTATGGGAATGTATAGAAGAACCCAATACCCAGGCTTTAGCTTTCTTGGTAAAAGACTTCTTAAAGAAAGCTATCTCTACCTATGAAACTAGGATTACTTTTAAAAGCCTGAATATGAGGTTAGAGGGTACCAAGCTTTTCATCGAAATGAATTATGTAATTAATCAAACTGGTAGCCAACAGGTATTGGGTATTAGTTATGATAGGTCTGAAAATATTTTAAAATCTTACTAATATGATAACGAATAAATGGCTAAACCCTTATCAGAGATCCTTTCAACAGATTAAAGCTAAGTTGATTGAATCTCTTACTACTATCAAGGATAAGAATGGTCAGACTCTTATCACGGATTATTCCGAAGGTAATATTCTGATAATTATCCTATCTCTGTTTGCAGCTATTGCTGAAGTACTTCATTATTACATTGATAACGTGGGTAGGGAATCTTTCTTATCCACGGCTCGGCGTTATGATAGTGTAGTAAAGCATGGCTTATTGGTAGACTATCACCCAAGAGGAGCAGTAGCTGCTTCAGTAGATGTAATCCTAACTCGTGATCTTACAGGTAGTAATATTGCTTCTAGGTTGACTATCCCAAAAGAAACTCTCTTTACAGATGTTAATGGTAACTCCTGGCTTTCTGCTAGAGACGTAACTTGGTATGCTAATGTTACTACTTGTAAAATACCTCTGATTCAACATGAGAAATATAATCAGTCTGGATTGTCGGGATTAGTAATACCTTCCGAAGGTAGACCAGAAATCACAATAGGTAAATTACCCGATGGTAAATACTATGAGCATGGTACAATGCAATTATCCATCGATGGAACTACTTGGACTTTAGTAGATACCTTTGCTTATTCTAAACCTTCAGATAAACATTTTATGGTAACTGTCAATGCTAGCCAAGTTGCCGTAATAGTATTTGGAGATGGTACCTTTGGTTCTATACCTTCTGCAGGTCAAAAGGTAACATCAGCAAGCTTCTATATCACCACGGGTATTCAAGGTAATGTACCAGCTGGTTCTATTGTACAAACTCCAGCCATAGTAAAAGCTTCTATATCTGAGGCTACCACTAGTAATCAATATGCTGCAGGAGGAGGTTCTAGTTATGAGAACTTTGGTATGTTAAAAGAACATATACCATTGAGTGTTAAAACTCTTGGAGTAGCTGTAAGCAAACAGGACTTCGTAGATTTAGCTATGCTAATAGATGGAGTAAATAAAGCTGCCGTAGATTATGAATGTGGAAGAAAGCTTACAGTATATATCAGTGCTGATAATGGTGGAGTAGCTGATTCTGCTATGATAAACAAGGTTTATACCCAACTATCACAGAGAGCTCCATTAACCACTTGGCTTCAAGTTAAATCTGCAGGATTAGTAGATATAACCTTAGAGATAGAAGTAACCGGTAAGAAATCTTATAAGACCAACGAAATCCAAGCTCAAGTTCTGAATGCCTTATACAATGCTTATTCTATTGAGAACTCCGAGATTGGGGGCAAAGTAAGAATCTCAGATATTTATGCTTTGATTGATAACCTATCTACGGTAGATTACTTACATATCAAGAAGTTCTATATTAAACCTTGGCCTGTTACCATATATGGTAACAAGGAATTACTTCTTGGTCAGTTTAAATTAGAGAAGGCTAACGGTTCTATGACCTACTTCATAAACTTTACTGGAAGCAATTCATACACTGTAAAAGCTTCAAGTGGAGGATTCCAAACTACTGGTTCTGTAGGTAGTACCATAAATATTACCGATAAAAATAATGGTATTACTTTCTCTTTGGACATCCAAGCAAACGGATATCAACAAGGATATCGTTACTCTATTACTATCTCAGAACCTAATATGGATTATGAAGATCCTGGGTATAATTTACCTGTATTCCAGAAATCTTCTCAATTAACTTTAACTGTTCACGAAACTGTTTAATATGATAGACCTTAAGAAACTTATAGATTTCCTACCTTTTGAATATAAGGATCAAGACACTTATAAGGTAGATGGAAAGGGTATCTTAGAAAGGTTCCTAGAAATTTGCGGAAGTTATTTTCAAGATAATATATCCGCAGATATTGAGAGTTTACTAGGAATAACCGACTTTGATACCTGTCCAGAGATTTATTTGAACTACCTCTGGGAAAGCTTTGGGCAATTGCCTTTTGCTCGATGGAACAATATAGATGAGGAAGCTTTCAAAACTTATTATAATGGGTTATTAAGTGAAGCTGAATTGAATGACCTTAAATCTAAATGGATATTACCCAAGAAAGGAGCTTTAACCTTATCTACTAAACAGATAAGAGATTTACTTAAGTATTCTATATCTTTGATAAAGATAAGAGGTACTTCTCAATTCTTCGAAATTCTATTTAGGATGTACGGGTTAAACTGTACTATTGATGATCCTGCTAAATCAGGTTATGATGGTTGGTTAAAAACACATCCATACTTTGACCAAGATCAGTACTATGATAAGGATAATTTCGATAACATTTATGGTTGTAGTCAATGTATCAATGTAACCTTCCGTATAACTGGTCACGGTTATTCAAGTAACTCAGGAGAATTTATAGGGTTTAGAAAAGCTATAGAGAACATAATCGATAGATTTAAACCTTATCATGTAGGGGCTACTATCGATTATGGTTTTAAAGTAGATGATAATTATAAGATAACAGCTGAGTTTGTAGACCCAAATATAAACACTATTCAACCAGGATATATAACTTCTGTACCCATTAAAGTAATTGTTTCTAGTAATTATCAAGATGCCGATTTAAGATATCAGGTATCTGGAGATGGTAATACTTGGGGATATAATAAATATGAAAAGGGTACCATCTTTAATGCTACTATAGGTAATCAGACTTATTACTTTAGGAGTGTAGGTGATCCAACAAAGATTACTCAAGTAAGGGTGGGATTAAAAGAGATAGTTAAATCTTATAATATCTCTGTTAGCCCAACTACTTTACATATTACTCCTGACAATAAGGAAGTATCTGCTACAGTTACTGCTACTCTATACCAGGATGGCAAACAAACTCCAGTGAACGTACAATTAGTGGGAGAAACCGAAGTTGAACCCTCTGGTTCAACTTATAAATTCAAGGAGCCTGGTACTTATGAGTTTCAGATTGTAGAATACCCAGTAAAAAGAGTTTCACTAGTTGTTACTCGAGAACCTAATAGGTATAAGGTTAAGTGTACTCCGGAAGAATTCAAGTTATCAAGTAATACAACTAGTTTAGCTAAAACAGTATTAACTATTGAAGATGATTATGATGAAGAAGGATTGGAATGTTACTTGATAGGTAAAGAGAATATCAAATATAAATCTGGTGATACTTTCCAAACTTTTGGTACTGGAGTTTATAAGTTTGCTTGTACTAAAGATAATTTAGAGAATTTGGATGGTATAGGCATATTTACTGTATATACCAGTATCTCTAAATTTACCTACCATTTATCTAAGGAATACCAAACTTTATCTTTAGAGATGGGAAGTGGTTCTGTAAACCAAGAGATTTATTTATCAGTAAATCCTTCTGATGACCCAGATAATCTTATAGATTATGGAGTTAGCATTTATTGTGATAATACCAAGTTAGCTGATATTACTCTGAATAAATCGGGTAAAGGTAAAGCTAGTGCTACTTATTCATGCAATCAATCAGGAAGTTATAGAGCTGTATGTAATGGAGATCCTTCAGTTTATACTACTTGGTCAGTATATAGTTATACTAAACCCGAGGATCCTTATATTTATATCGAGGCCATAAATCCTTCTGATCCCAATTGGATATCTCCGAAGGACTGGGCTAATACTCCCAATAATCAAAAGGTAAATGTATCATATCAACTTGCTGAAGGTAATTCAGTTACTATTAAAGTGATGCCATTCGAAATAGATGAGTATGATTCAGTAGTACTCCAGGAAACGGGAGCAGAATATAAATTTGAAGAAACTATCACTTTGGATAAAGCTGGTACCTATACCTTTGTTGGTAAGGGTAATCGAGATAAGAAAGCTGTCTTAGTAATCAAGGATTATAATCTTGAAGTTAAGATAAGCTGTAGTCCTGAAAAAGCTACTTTAAGCGGCCAAGGTCAGGGCGAGGTATATACTACTGTGGTATGTTCTTCTAATCATAAGGATTTCGTAACTGATGTAAGATTAGTTGGTCAAGCTGATTCACATCCAGTACCATATAAGTTTGTAACCTCAAACCCAGGTACCTATATATTCGAAGCTGTTAACAAAACTGATGTAAGGTGTACATTCAAAGTTACCTTAGCTTTTGAGGTACAACCAAACGAATTGGTTTGGAACTCTGATGATATTAGTAGTAGAACTTTTGAAATAGACATACCAGAAAATACAGCATGGAGAATAACCCCGAAACCCCAAGAATAAATCAATATCAAGATATGTATACTGAAACGTCCACCACATCTATAGTATCTAAGGGATTTACCGTAGCTTTTGCTACAGAGTGTATTCAATTGTTATATGATCTTCGATGGATGATCCTATTAGCATTCATATTGATAATTGCCGACTTCTGGTTTGGAATGAATGCTAGTAAATTAAATGGCATACCTATTAGAAAATCTCGAGCTGGAAGAAGAACTTTTAATAAGATAATAGATTATATATGTTACTTATTAATGGGAGCAGTTCTAGGTAAAGCTATTGGAGAACCCTATGGGTTAGACCCTTTAGTAGTGTCTATAACCGTATTGGTAGTATGTTATGGATTTGAAGTAGATTCTATTTATGGTCATATATGTACATTACACGGAGTAGAAAAGAAATACAGTATTTGGAAGATACTTTGGTCTATAGTAACCTTGAAATTTAATAACTTATCAGAAGCTTTCAAGGATATGTCTGAACAATCAAAGAATTATAAACAATCTAAAAACAATAACAATGAAAACGTACTTTAAATATGAGGGTTTGATTAAATCCAAGGAGGCAGCAGAAGCAATTGCTGCCCCTGTGGCTCTTGGCCCATTCTGTGGATTTGGCTCAGTTAAAGTATCTGGTAACAAGTTATCAGTTCAAGCTAAAGCAGAAAATGGTAAGGTATTCAAGAATGATGTAGCAGATAGAATTACTGCTAGATATATGGTAAAGAATTCTGAAGATGGAGAATCACCTCAGATAAACTTCGGATGTATTTCTAGGGATGGTTATATATTCATCTCTGATGATGAAGAGATAGTAGTAGATAATATCCAAGGTGCTCAAGGAGCTAATTCAGATATCTTCTTATTCGCAGTTCATCAAGAAGTATCAGAACCAATTGAAAACCCTATTACTTTCGTAGCATATTGGTCTTCATCTTATGAAAGCTTATATACTCTGTATAAACAATCACAGAATCCTTACTATCCCTTAGCAGAAGACAAAATCTCTTGGGATATAGTAAAGAATAATCCTGCTTCACATGAGAAATTAAATTATACCTATCTTAATTCTCAGGTAGAGGGTGCTTGTGAACCCTACAGAAATAGTAAGAATACCATGGTACTGATTGGAGTATATGGTTCTGGTACTGATACTAATACGAAGGAGTCAGAAAACTATGCAATCATCCCTTATGGAGGTTGTTTCCCTCAACCACTACCCTTTAACTCAGCCTACAATGGGATCATGACCCATTCTATTCAAAGAGTAGAACATGTACTGGAAGGATTCGGAGGTAAAGATGACCAGACTAATGGTATAACTAATCTACAAGAATATCTTACTAATCTGAAGAATGAGCTTATAGAAATGATTAAAAACTCGGCTTCTTCAGTTCCCACTGGATTAATCGCTATGTTTTCAGGTACTACTCCTCCAGATGGTTGGGCATTCTGTGATGGTATGTCTGGTAGACCTAATCTATTGGGTAGATTTGTAGTAGGGTATGATCCAAGTAATCAGGATTATAATACCATTGGTAACATGGGAGGAGAAGCCTTAGTAACTCTTACTCTAGACCAAATACCTCCTCATAGTCATAAGATTACGTTTAAAGAAGAAAAATGGGGGGACAATGCTAATAATAGACCATTCCCTAATCATACTAGGCCTGACTCAGGTTATTCTGCTGATACCCAAGTAACCGGAGGAGGTAGCCCTCATGAGAATAGGCCTCCTTATTTCGTACTAGCTTATATCATTAAACTATAAGTTTATATAAACTTCTAAAATTATTAGGGCTTTTATATTTTAAAGAACAGCTAATCGCTTTCGTCCAACACACAAGTGGAATTCTTATTGGGAAATAAGTTACACTGGAAAGGGAACCTCATGCACTGGGTTCCCTTTTTTTTTATGTTAGTAATGTAAGTCTTCTTTAGCTTTCTCTTCCCAATATCTTATATCTTCTTTAAGTTCTGAGATATATCTTACCGAAGATTTAGTTCTAGGCATATCAAAAAACTCTACTAATAAAATGTTAGTGATACGAGAACTATCCTTGATTCTCTCTTTAATATAGGGAGGAGGACTAAGCAATATCTCGAAGATCAAATAAGCATCGGGAGATAGGTTCTTCTTCATATATTTATATAACATATCAAGCATTTCTCCTTTAGCTTTCTCTTCTTCTGTATCATCTTCTAGTTCTTTATCATTATCGAATAAATCTTCTAATTGGTAAAGATTCTGATGATATTCTGCTCCCTCTCCATAAGCAGTTCTTAATAAATGATTCTTAAAGGTACTGAGAGAAGCTAGTATCCTTGCTTTTAAATGTTCTTCTTCACAAGTACCGTAATATTTATTAAAGACAAATAACATCTTATCCCAGAAATAAGAACTTATGATATCTGGTGTAACATTAAACCTCCTATTATCAATTTGCTTAGTAAGACGTCTGATAACTGGTTTACAGATTTTATACATCCTATCAAAAGTTTCCTTATCATAATTTTCTTGCATAGGCTTCAACCTATGTATCTCTGATCCGTTGTTGCCATTTTCCTTTATCTTCATAAGTCTATGTTTTAAAATGATATGCAAATATAAGTATAATAAATCAAATATAAAATAATATATTAATAAAGTTCACCTAGAAGCTGAGGATTAGTGAGTACTAGGATGAGAGTCTATATGTACAACTCTAACCGAGACTATAGAAATCTATATGATTATACTTAATTATATTGCAATATGAAAAAAGATAATACCAAGTTTGAATTTGACACCAGCTTTCAATTAGAAATCCTAAGGTATCTCTTAAAGGATAAAGAGGGAGGTCTAATAATCAAAAAGATTAAACCAAGTTACCTAGTTCTGATTGAGCATTCTTTAATTGCCGAGGGCATATTTAAGTTCTTCAAAAAGAAAAACAAGATGCCTTCTAAGAATATCCTTAAAGAAGTTATAAAAGAATTGCTTGAATCTAAAAATTACGTTGACCTGGTTACTAAGGATGATATACCCAATATCCATAAAATAATCGATGACCTATATTCAAATCCCTTGAATGATTCTGAATACATTCGAGAAAAGATATATCAATTCTCTACCTATGTAGAGATGAAGAACTTGAATGATTCTTTTGATTTGGATAACTTCGAACAATACGAAACCTATTCAAGGAAAATAGAAAAGATACTTCAAAACTCAAAACCTAAGAAAGATGATGAACCTATCTTTATGATAAGGGATATTACAGAAAGACAATTCAAACGTCAAGCAGAACCATCTGTAATACCTTGTCCATTTAGACAACTTAATGATATTACCAATGCTGGAGGTTACCCAGAACATTCAGTAAATGTTATTCTCGATAAACCCAAAGCTAAGAAAACTTTCTTCATGGTAAACTTGGCAAGAGGGTATTTAAGAATGAAGAAATCAGTTTTATATGTAGATACTGAAAATGGTAAAGAACAAATCATGGACCGATTTATTCAATCCTCTATCAATAAAACTAAGAAGGAATTATATTCAGGTGAATATGATAAACTCGAAGCTAAACATCTTCGTAAACTTGCAAGATTTGGAGTTGAACTAGTAGTTGAAAGAGTTCCTGCAATGATTACAGATTGCAATTATATAAGGGAACTTATAATCAAGTTAAGAAACCAGGGTATTAATATTAAAGTACTAATGGTGGATTATGCAGGAAAGCTTGCTTCAATTGCCAGAGATAAAGAGGATTTCGACCGTATATCGAATGTATATATCGATATTCAGAACCTAGCAGAAGAGATGGACTTAGATATTGTATGGACTGCTCATCATATTACCAGAGAGGGTAAGAAACATAGGACTACTAGATATGATGAAAATGATATCTCGGGTTCTATTGCAATTGTTCGTAATGCTCATACAATAGTTGGTCTTAACTCTACTGAACAAGAAGAAAAAGATGATATACTTCGTTGTGAATTAGTAGTACAAAGAGATGGTTTACCTAGTGGTAGAGCATTATTTAAATGTGATGTTGAAAGGCAAAGATGTGTAGAGTTTACTAAAGAACAACGTAAACAGTACGATGAACTTTATGGTGAAAAGCTCCAGGAATCCTTTAAGAAAAGAGGGAATCCAGATGCTAATGAAGATAAGTATAACAATAAAAATGGAGATATATGATTAAAAGATTAGAAGGAATTCAAAAGGGTCAGAAGGTTTATGTAGTACCCTCTGATTCAAGGTGTAAACCACAATGGGCAGAGGTATACTCTGTTGGTCCTAAAAAAATTACTCTAAAGGATATGACCCCAGATTTAAAAGAGTTTGATACCCGGGATGGTAGGAGTATTAGATGGCAGGGATGGGAACTCTTCCTTTCAAAGGAACAATACGAAGAGTATCAGGAACTTTTACAACTTAGGAGTAGAGTAAGCTGTGCATTTGATCAAATGGTAAGGAGATGCGAAGATATAAACAAACTCAGAAGATTGTATAAGAGATACAAAGAATACTACGATGAATTACCCTTTTAACCATGAGTAAGATTACTGGCGAATTTAAAACCAAGCTCTACAATTATTTTATTAAAAGCTTGGGTGCCTATGAATATAGAAGGGGATGGTTAAAGTTACCAGTATGCCCATTCTGTCACAGGGAACACAAAATGGGTATCAATCTTTCATCTTATCGTACCAATTGTTTCAGATGTAATTATCATATGAACCCCGCACAATTGGTAATGGATGTCGAGGGATTTGATACCTATGCAGAACTTTTAAAATTCTTAGACAATGGAAACTTTACAGATAAGGAGTTTACAGAGGAGAAGATTGAATTGGCCGATGTAAAACCCGTCTATTTACCAGATGGCTTTAAACTCATTAATCAAGGAACATCACAAGTTGCAAGAAGTATTCGAAACTACATCACAGGGCGAGGCTTTACAATTGAGGATACTGCAAAGCATGGGATCGGGTATGTATCTTCGGAAGGCCCCTTCTTCGGATATCTCATCATACCATATTATTATAAGGGCACGCTCAGGTATTACAATGCGAGAAATGTTATTGGACAGGGCCCAAGATACAATAATCCAAATAAAGATATTACAGGACTTGGAAAGGAATTCATTATCTTCAATCAAGATGCCCTCGACATGTATAGCTCGATATTTATCTGTGAGGGAGCAATCAATGCACTTACTATGGGAGACAGGGCTATTGCCACCATGGGTAAGGCAATCAGTGCTTACCAAGTTAACCAGCTTATCAAATCTCCAGTTAATAGATTCATACTTTTATTAGATTTTGATGCGAGGGATTATGCTATTAATTTAGCTCTTAAGTTAGTAGCTTATAAAAAAGTTAAGGTGGTATTATTTAAAGACAACAGAGATGTAAATGACTTAGGTAAGAAAGCAGTACTAAAAATGGTTTACAAAACTAGATATCAGAGTTATCAAGATTTAATTAAGTTACGGAATGAAAAGTAATCTGTCAAGATGGGGCTTATCCCGATATTATATTACCAAAGGAGGTATACTGTATTTTAAAACTTTAAACAATGGTTGGGTAAAGAAACCCTTCAGACTTTTAGAGAGTAAGAAGAGGAAGAAGTATACTCAATCACTTTTGAACGACGAAGGCAAATATGTTTATGGGTATTTACATAGGCTAGTAGCTATGGCTTATATACCTAATCCTAATAATTACCCAATAGTTAGACATCTAAATGATAACCCCTTAGATAATAGATTAGCAAATTTAGCTTGGGGTACACAAAAAGACAATGTTAAGGATTCTATAAAGAATAATTCCTTCCATTTCTTAGAACACCCAAGTGGACCTAATCATCCAAATTACAATAAGCCTCCCCATAATAAATTATCGCTAAGAAAAGAACGTAGAGTATTACGTTTATATTATAAAGGTCTTAATATAAAGGATATACAATTAAGGCTAAGGTTAAAGTCTTCTACCTCAATTAGAAGAATACTTAAAAACCGTAGCCTATTGAAATAAGGATTTCCTATTATAATATATAACTTAAAAATATAAAGATATGCCTAAATTAAATGAACATAGAATAGTTAAACGTAGGAATTGGTTCTTTTCCTTTTAATTATGAGGGAGGCACTATTGGAATGTTTCAAACTTATTACGTAGTAGAAGAATGGTATGCTCCAAATGATTATTGGGGATGGCATCCAATTGCTATTACTACTAAAAAGGCTTATGAACGGTTTAAAGAAACTGGAGAATGTATTTATAAATATTATGGGAATCGAATATGAAACAATTATTAGAAGCTATAAAAGCCAAATATTTGTGCCTTCATGATTGGGAGGCAATATAGAGTTGAATATATTGATGGTTGGAAAATCCTATTAAAATGTAAGAAGTGCGGTAAACTTAGAAAGAGAATAGTATGAGAGACCCCTCTATTCATATAACTAAGCATCAATTCGAAAAAATCCTATCTCAGTTAGAGGTATATAATTTTCCGATTGATGCTTTCTTTGTTATTGCTCGTAAGGAAGCAATAAATACTAGAGTTGTAGTTGTTACAAACAATAAGACAACTAAGAAAGTTTCTAACATTTTACTAGCATCTAAGGGAGATGCTGCTTTAGTTGCTGATATTATATATGCAACTCGTATAAAACTAAAGCATAGAGGAGTTAGAAAAATAAGAGAAACAGAACCAAGAAATTGGGCAGTATGTAAAAAGATAGCAGAGCTATGTAATCAATTCTGTGAAGATTTCCAATTAGATACCCGGGAAGGTTTTATCAAATACATCGAACTTGGTATCAAGAAAATGGATGGTAATTATAATAACCTCCTAAACAGATTAGCTTCTATGTCAGAAAAGATTTCAGATTTATATTCTGCTACATTGGAAATGGAAGGTGATTCTGGTAATGCTAAAGCTATACATGATTACTTCATAAAAAGGGTAGCAGATGTTACTGGTATATACGAATCATTTGTTAATCAACCAGATAAGTATATACACTTTGTAAGGCTAGATAAATTCTTATCTGAGAAAGGATGGGACCCAATTCAATTCATAGATGCTCAATTTGAATCCCTTGCTTGGTGTAATGGTTTACCTGAACCAAGTCAGATGTATAATGACAAGGCTATAGAAAGGTATAATAAATACTTATTTAAACATAAAAATCAATCCTCATCGGAGGCTCCTAAAATAGAAGGAAGTCTCTGGTCAAAAATTAATCAATCATGAAAGCTTTTAAAAATCGTTTAGAAGAGATGGCAGAAGCCACAGTAAATGCTTTGGATTATTCCGATAGCAAAGTAGAATACCCAGATATTTCTAGGGTTCAGAAATGGCCTAAGGAAATAATCTTACCCTTATATGATTTATACAAAAATACTAGGTATTCAGAATTAGCCTCAATCCTTATGTATACTCAGCATCAAGCTAGGTTTGGAGAAATAGGGGAATTAATGCTGGGTATCGGATTAGTAGAGATGGTACATTATGATAAACTGGGAGACTTCTTATTAAAGGCTTCCGATGTAATGGATACCGATATCCCAGGAAATAACCAGTTAACCGTACATCCTATAATAGATCTTGGTACTTCAGCAGAATCTGCTTTAAGATTATCATTACAATCAGAGAAAGAAACTCTAGAAGAATATCAAAAAGTATTCGATTCTCTGAATAACAAAGAAGAGTATATAAAGAGAAGTGATTATATTCCAGTTACCTATCTTATCCAGAAATTCATTGCTGATGAAGAATATCACATTTCTCTTTTAAAGAAAGCTCTGAAAGAATACGAGGATTCCGATGACGAACCTAAGAAATGTAAATCAGTAACAGTAATCATATGAAAATCATAATTCGTAATTGTAACGTTGCAGAATTAGATATACCTCTAAAATATGCAACTAAGTTATATAACGAATTTGCTATCAGACACCCCAATGCCTTTTACCTCCGTACTAGGCAACGGGGTATGCAAAACTGGGATGGCAAAATAAAGTATATAACCAAGACTGGTCAATTTAAGATAGGCTTACTTCCTTCAGTATATAAAAGATGTATTGAACTTGGAATTAAGCCTATCATAGTAGATATGAGACAACCTTTACCTAAAGTCAGTAAAGTTGTAACTCAGATAGGTAAGTATAAATTAAGACCCGAACAAGAGAAAGCTGTTAAGGCAATCTTATCTAATAAACTAGGTGAAACACCTTTTCAGATTGGGGTATTAGATTATACAGTAAATGCAGGTAAAACTCTGATTATGTCTGCTTTATATTTATCCTATAAGAAGCAGTTAAAGACTTTGCTTATAACTAATGACTCCGATTGGTTAAATCAAGCTAGAGATGAATTTAAGCAATATCTACCGGGAGAAGATATTACCTTTGTTCAAGGTAAAGTTTTAAACTGGAGTAATTTTACCATTGGTATGGTTCAATCTATTTCTCGGAATATGAAATATTATCAGAATGAACTTGCTAAGATTGATATGGTATTAATCGATGAAGCTGACCAAGGAGGTAGTAAGCAATATCAGAATGTGATCACTAGGTTATTTAATACTCGAGTTAGAATCGGATTATCTGGTACCATTTATATGAGTAAGCTTGCCAAAGATAAAGTTAAGAATATGAATTTGCGTTGTTTCTTTGGCGATGTACTAGCAGAGTTTAAACTTAAGGACTCGATTAAGAAAGGGTATTCAACAAAGACAATTGTAAAAACAGTAGAAGGTAAACCTTGGTTTGGTAATTGGGAATCAGATTGTATGTCCTATAATGAAATATATGATGATTCCATTACCAATAATAAGATTGCCTGGACCATGGCATTAGATAGGTTGAAATGGAACCTTAATCAAGGTAGGTATCCTGCTCTCGTAGTATGTAAGCATATTGCACATTGTGAAAATCTATATGAATTCTTTAAAGAAAGACTAGATAATACCCATAATATTGCTTATGTGCATGTTAATACTCCTACTAAATTAAGACAACAGATAATGAAGGATTTTAGGGAGGGTAAAATAGATATCCTTGTATCAACTACAATTATTGCTCGAGGTAAAAACTTTCCTAAGCTCAGATATCTGTTGAATACTGCCAGTATGGATTCTCAAGAAAAATCAATTCAGTTCTTAGGACGATTGGTAAGAAAGGATGAATCCAAATCCAAAGTTTACCTAGATGATTTACATTATCCTGGGAATTATTTAAGTAGGCATGGGAATCATAGAAGAAAGTATTATCAAGATCAAGGACTTAAAGTTATCCGGTTAAGTAAGCTCTGGGATAAGTACCCTAGACATAAGCCTTTTCAAGGATAATAATTTCTGACTATGAGTATATACTTTTTCTCCGTAGGAGGAAAGGTATATTACATGTTACGTTAAGAGGCATTAACCATTAATAATCATAAACAATGAAGATTCTACAAAAAATCAAATCATTATTCAATTGTTCTGTAATACCTCCAGAACATATATTCAATGGTATAGGAATAGAATACATATCTCCTATCAAAAAATCCAGGAATAAGCCTGATGAAGTTCAATATTATTTTATGATTCATTTTCAATCTGGGTTAGTAATCAAAGTTCAGATATATACTTCTGAAATAGAAGTACCACCCATTCTTCTGTCTATCAGGGAACTATTTATAAATGGTATAGGACATTCATATATTACTCTGTATCAAGATGAGATGATGGATGTTCAAATCATAAGATATTATCATAAAGAATTTTAAATTGGGAATTATGGCAAAGAAGAAACAAACTTTACCTGATATCAAGAATCAGGATCCTTTAGAACCTATTAATATTGCAGAACTGGGTTCTAATTCAGACCCCTGTTTTGGTATTGGTTATGACTTATCAACTAAAGAATGTAAACTATGCGGAGACTCAGAATTATGTGCATTCAAGATGTCACAGAATATGAATATCACAAGGAAAGAGCTAGAACAGAAGAATCAATACAAGGATTTGGATGTATTAGAAGACACGGTTGGAATCAAGAAATACATCCGAGGCTTGATTCGGAAAGGGAAAGAAAGAAAAGAAGTTATTACCAAAACCGTTGAGAAATTCGAAGTACCAAGAAAACGTATTAGAGAACTTTATAAAGAATGCAAAAAATAGAAATGATATGGGCTATGTTCAAGGTATACCTTAACAATCCAAATTACTATGTGAAACAAGAGGATATACTTGCTAATGTATGTGGCAATGGAAGCAGGGATGTAAGAAAGATAATGAACTCTCTTGGTATTCACAAGGGAAATCCCTCAACATTAACTTATGGCCAACTTTTAAAACAATGTGATATAATATGAACAGATTAAGATTTATCAAAGTAAGAGACGTAAAATCTCCATCAAGAGGAAACGAAGGAGATGCCGGATTAGATTTCTATATCCCTGAAGATTTAACTCTACATGATTTAGTAAAAGCTAATCCACAGTTAATATTCCATTGTGAAATACCTGAACCTGGTAAAGTAAGACTTGAATATAACCCAAATAACCAAGTACAATTCATCTACATTTACCCATTCACCAGAATACTGATCCCATCAGGTATCATGGGTTTATTAGAACCAAGGTCTTCTATGCTGATGGCAGCAAACAAATCTGGTATATCAACTAAGATGGGGCTTATCTATACTGCTGAGATAGTAGATTCTCCCTATACCGGAGAAATTCACATAGGTGTATATAATACTTCTCATGAGATTCAAGTAATAGAAGCTGGAACCAAGTTAGTACAGTTTATTCATGTACCAATTTATCTTACAGAACCAGAAGAAGTAACTAATGAAGAATTCTACAATGATGCTCAGTATTGGGGAACAAGAGGTAATAACGGATTCGGATCAACCAATTAATAATCATAATATATGGCAACTTTAGATGAACTAGCGAATAGAATATCGGTATTAGAGAATCGATACTCAACTTTAAACAGTGTAGTGAACGGACATACTACCGAGATACATAATCTTGATACTAGATTAGATACTGCAGAATCTAAACTAAATAATCATGAGGAACGGATTAAAACTCTAGAAGTTAAAGTAGAAGATCACGAAAGGAGACTTCAACTGATAGAGAACTCTCATATAAAGTATACCGTATCAAGAAAGGTAAAATATCCCAAGAAAGCAGACCAGGGATTCTATCTGTATCTTCCTGAAGATCTTACGATTGATATTCTCATGGAATACAATAACGGAGTAATCAAACAGAAATGGAACTGGTTGAATAGAATCTTCAATCCACAAGGATTCGGTAAAGTATCTTTCGACTTAGATAGAAACAGTGAGGGTCATATTAAAACTATCGTTCTTGGTCAGAACACCAGGTTATTAATCCCAACCGGTATTCATATTGAAGAATTCACTCCAGTTAAGTCTGTACTGAAAGCTGCAAATGAAGAAACTAATTCTATCAACAGTGGTTTAGTATACGGTATAGAAGTACTTGGTCAAATTCCCGGAGATGAAGTAGTGGTAAGTGTATTCAACCCAACTTCTGAAATCATTGGAATCGAAGCTGGAAGCGTATTGGTTCAAGTATTACATTTATTCTCTTATCATACAGTACCAGAAAAAGAATAGTTACTATGGATATTTCTAATCTGAAAGAAAAAGCCCCTGAAATTAAACAGGGGCTTGAACTTGAGAATATGTATGAGATTGGCTATCGTCAATTAGACTGTTATAAACCCTTAGAAAGGTTACCAGAATATCCCATGGATATTAACAGTACTAAAAATCAATCTCTTATGAAAACCCTTATATCTCAAGTAGTAGAGGAGTTAATGGAGGGTTATGAATCTACTTCTAATATAAATGATATTCTAGAAAACAAGGGATGGAATACCAATTTATATACCGACATAGAAGAGATTCAGATAATCAACAATCTACAGAATGCTAATGAAGAACAAGCAGATGCAATAGGATTCTTCTTATCAGCTTTGATATATGCTAATATATTGCCAGAGGATATCTATAGTTGGGCAAACAAAGAACTGACTAAAGGGCAAAAGGCAGTAGAAAATTTAGAAGACGTAATGGCATTCGGTATTCATATGATTTTAGAGATGGATGCCGTTAGTAGTATATTCAAAAATTTCAAGCTAATATCCGAAACAATTGAGGATAAAACTTCCGAGTATATAAAGGGATTCAAGGAAATGAGTCCAAATTTGCATACTGATGAGAAAAATATTTTGTTTCAGATAGTGTATGTTTTGAATCTTGCTAGAAATACTCTTAAGAATCGTACATGGAAACAGTCACCAGTAATAACTAAAGAACTAGAATTCCAGGATAGGCTGGTAGAGTCATTCTATTATTATATGGGATTCCTATCAATAATGGGATTTACTCCATTGGGTATATACGAGCTGTATTTCAAGAAAGAACGGTTGAATGAATGGAGAATCACTACACAATATTAATGAAAGGAGGTATTTGTGTCAGGTTGGAATAAACAATTAAATGGCTTAGAGCTTAATACAGAAGAGCAAATCCATTCATTAGAATTTGCTACTTCACAAGAAGCATGGGAAAAGTTAAATGAAGGATTTCTAAGACTAGAACCATCTTTATTTGCAAAAGGTGCTACCGCAAACAGTGGAGTAGCTGTGGTATATAACGTATTTATAAAAATACGTAAAGCTTGGGTAGACCCAGATTTTGATTATGGTAGATGTTTCAATTATAAAGAGACTAAGTGGACAAGCTTACTGAACAATTACATTGATTTCAATAAGCTTGATTTATTGCGTAGTAAGCTGAGAGTACTAAAAACCAAGTATAATCAGAATTACAACGTTACTTATATGTTTAATAATCATCATGATAACGGTAAACAATGTTTAATTGCTGCTACATTCTCCAAACGATTTGGGGAAGACATACCTGTTATTACAATGGTAATCAGGGCATCCGAGATAACAAAAAGGTTAATCTTCGACTTCTTACTAATACAACGAATGGCGGAATATGTGTACGGACCAGAACAATCAGTACAAATCAATTTATTTGCCACTCAAATGTATGGGAATGTAGAAACACTTCTGATGTATCATACTCATAAACCTTTGAAGAAGGTATTAAAGGGAACTGATAAAGAGAATCCCTGGATAAAGAGACTGAATGAGGTATTTGATAAATTTCAAAACGGTAAAGAGAAAGATTTCTCTAGTTTTAAGGTATTCTTTAGAAGTTTTAAAGTGCTTCGACCAGATTTATATAAGGAAACATATAAATCTATGAAAGCAAAGGAATTACTTCTTGAATATGAAGATATTGAATATCCTGAGAATGTGATTTCTTACTCTCAACGTAAAGCATATAAGAAGAAACTTTTAAAACAGAAGAAAAATGGAAATCAAAGATCACCTTCGTCTGAAACGGTCAGAGATAGTAAATGAGACAGTTTCTAAAATTGAAGAGATATTAAAGAATGGTGGAGAACCTAATTTACCAATTATCCTCAAAGAATTGAAGGATTTCGATGAATATACCCAGCATTTTTGGGGTATGGTTTGGATTAAAACGAAAAATGAATATGTAGCTAAATAAAAAACTTTATGAGAATTTATAGCAGTAGTTATGAGTTAATGTCTGAAATGGGCAGAGAACTCAACAGTTATGGTCAAACTGTAAAACCAAAGACTTACCAGAATAAGAATATTGAGGGTAATGAAGATTTTGTAACTAAGGAAATTATTTGCCAACAGTATTGTTTAACTTCTTTGCAAGATCCAAGTTGGTTATTCTTCTATTCAAAATCTAAGGGATGGGCAGATGCCGAGTTTCAGGAGAGAATTGATACTTCCAGTATAATTAATCCAGGCAAAGCTTGGGAATTAAGAAAAGATTTATGGGAACAGTTCTTGGTAAATGGTAAATTTGATTATACCTATAACGAAAGGATGGCAATTCTTCCATATACCATACAATTACTAAAATCAGATTCTGATACTCGTAAAGCGGTATTACCCATATTTAATGGTAGTGGTGAAGATGATACTCTTTATTACCATGGTAATAAACGTATACCCTGCTCTATGTATTATGATTTCCTTATTCGAGAGAATGGTAAAGGAGAGAAAGTATTACACATTTGCTATCACCAAAGAAGTTCTGATTTTGTTACTCACTTTGGTAATGATGTATATCTTGCATGGAGACTTATGGAATACGTAGCTAAAGAGGTAGGAGTAAAACCTGGTTATTTGTATCATACAATAGATTCATTACATGCTTACCAAAAAGACTGGGATAAGTTAGCCAGTTCTTTAAGGGTATTCGAAGAATCTATTATATAATACTCTATTTTGTTTGATGTCATTTTCGTAAAATGATTTAAAGTAACTAATATCAGGTTTAAGGAAGTAGGTCTGGGAAGATATACTTCCTTATTTTATTTAAAAACTTCTAGTATGGAAACGAAATATAAGATTATAACCAATAAACAAGAGCTAAAGAAACTTATCCAATGCTGTAAGCAAACTGGTTATGCTTCTGTAGACTTTGAAACAAATGCCGAGCCAATATATAACAAATCTTTTAAACCTACTATATTATCAGTAACTTTTCAACCGGGTTTTGGATGTTCTATACCTTTAGACCATTTCGAAACAAAGAAGTATACTTCTAGTGGTTGGAATTGGAAAAAGATGCTTCGTAAATTTGGTGAAGAGATAATCGAAAATCCTGAAGTAGTTAAAGTTGCTTGGAACTACAAGTTTGATGACCAGATATTTCAAAAGTATAATATCTATTATCGAGGAGCATGTTTGGATGGTATGCTTGCTAAATATCTCTTGAATGAAGAAAAACCCAATGATTTGAAGTCCATGGTAAGAAGGTATTTACCAGAATATGGAGATTATGAAAAGCAAGATAAATTCGATAAGATTCCCTGGGATAAAAAAGAATTAGAACCACTTTGTCATTATGGATGTCAAGATACTGATTATACTCTCCGATTAATGCTTTTCTTTGAAAAGAAGCTAATTGACTTAGGATTATATAATACTTATCGTAATTTAATCATGACTGCTTCTAGGGTATTAACTTCTGTAGAAAAGAATGGTTTATATGTAGACAGGGCATTCAACCAAGAATTATTAGATTCTTACTTACCAAAGATAGAAGCAGCTAAGGAAGCAATATATAATTTACCTAGAGTAAAGAAGTTTACTAAACGATATAATCAATCCAAAATTGAAAAATATATTGCTAGATTAGAAGAAGAGATAGAAAACTTAGATTCTGAAGTAGATAAGAGAAAAATACAATCTAGGGAACAAAAGATTGCTAATATAAGGGCAGGAGTTTTTACTACTAAAAAGGAATTAGAGTTAATCAGACCAGTAAGTTTAGGTAGTTCAGTAGATTTACCTCAATTAATGTATTCAGAGGAAGGATTTAATTTCGAGGTAATCAAAAAGAATGATACTGGTAATCCAAGTACAGATGAAGAAACACTCACTAATTTAAGGTTAACAGTTAAAAAACCTGATTCACCTAAAGCAGTATTCCTAGATAGTTTATTAGAGTTGAGAGGTTTAGAGAAAATGTATAAAACCTATATAGAGGGTTGGCATGAGAAAACTCAAGATGATGATAGACTACACGGAAGATTCCTTATTCATGGAACTACATCGGGAAGATTATCTTCAGCAGAGCCCAATGCTCAGCAAATACCCAAGACATCAGTAGACCCAAATATAAAGAAACAATTGGTTGCTCCAAAAGGAACCCTTTATATTGCTAGTGACTTTAGCCAGGCAGAGTTAAGAATTATGGCTCACTTATCTGGAGATGAAACTTACTTAAATGCTTTTAATTCAGGTCAGGATCCTCATTTGGCAATTGCTGCTACTAAATATCATGTATCTTATGATGAAGCTTTAAAAATATATGAAGATGAAAACCATCCAGATCATAAGATATGGAAGGTAAGGAGAAAGCAAGCTAAACAGATTGCATTTGGACTTATTTATGGTATTGGTGCTAAATTACTAGCAGTAAAATTATCTGACCCAAAATCTGGTATCATAGTTACACCAGAAGAAGCACAAAAGGAAATGGATATATTCTTTGGTCAACATCCTAAGCTAAAAACCTTCTTAAAGAAACAAGAGAAATTCCTTAGAAAGAATGGCTACTTAGTTTCTTTATTTGGTAGAAAACGAAGATTACCCCAAATATATTCTTCAGATAGAGGAGAAGAAGCTTATGCTTTACGATTAGCATTAAATTTCCCTTGTCAATCTGCAGCTTCTGATATGTGCTTATTTGGTAGTATTTTAATATATTACCTAATGAGACAAGGTAAATTACCTTCTACAAAATCAGTATGCTTAGTCCATGATGCTAATTATCAAATCACTAAACCAGAAAACATAAACACATGGAGTATTTATGAGATGTGGCAAATTTATCGAAACCCATTAACTAAACCCTATTTTGGTTTTCAGATAGATGATCTAGATATGGAAATGGACTTTGTTATAGGTAGATCGATGGCAGAAGAACTACCTTTTATTCCTGGATATGATTATAGAAAAATGCTCGAACCCGATTTTTCAGTAGAAGAGTACATGGAAGAGCATAAGAAATATAAGCATATAAAGATAAAAGATTACCCTAAAATATTCAAGAAGGAGATAAAGAAATATAAAGAGGGATATGAAAAGAAAGTACATTAGTACTATTGAAGGATTCTCTAAATATCACATATGTAAGAATGGCCGATTATATTCTATTCATAGTGGTACTTGGAGATTGATAAAACCAGTAGCAAAGAGTACTGGGTATATATCTAATAATCTAATATCTGATTCTGGTAAAAGAGCTAATTTCTATCGACATAGATTAGTTGCAGAAGTTTATTTACCAAATGATAATCATACTTTAGTAGTATGTCATAAGGATAACAATCCTTTAAATAATCGGGTAAGTAATTTATATTGGGGTACTCCAAGAGATAATACTCAACAGTGTATAAGAGATGGTAGATTCCCATTTCGTAAGAAGAAAAAGGTGGATGAAAATAAGTTGATATATCAATACAATATTGGAATACCCAGAAAAGATATATTAGAAGAATTTAGGATATCCACTAAACTACTTTATAGTATTTTAAGAAAACATAATGTTAAACTACGAAAATCATGAAGAAAATTTTAAACGGACCCACTGTATGGAGAGCTAAATGCCCAGTATGTGATTGTGAATTTGAATACGATAGTAGTGAAACTCTGAGTATTTTTAATAAAAACAGTGATTATTCTTATTTTAAGGTAGTCATTTGCCCAAGTTGTAAATCTTATATAAATCATTTAGAATCGGTATCTACCGCTACAGAAACGAAAATGGAAGATACTATGACAACATAACTAATTAAAATTTTAGATTATGGAACAGGACGAATTAAGAAAGGGAGCCGATAAGGTAATTAATGTAACTTACATGTTATCTGGAGTATTAGAACAATCTTTTCAAGAAATGGATGACATACTGGAAAGATTACACAAAAGATTACATCATGAGGATAGGAGATTAATTACTTCTATTCGAAAGCACATTAAGTTCCTTAACTCAAATATTGAATCCCTTAGAACCCATTCTTTGGCTAAGATGGATGAGGAAACTGTAGAATGCTTTGATGATACTACTCTAGATTCTATGTAATCTTCATGAAATTACTTGAGATAGCTGGTATAGATTATCTTTGTGATTTACGATTGTATTCAATATACAAACTACTTGATAAGTATCAATCTCTTACTGAATACCCAAGGTTGGATCACCAAGCTAATATTGCTTTCTTACAAGTAAAGAGAGATATTGAGAATGGCATGTATTCTGCTGAAGATATGAAAAAAGTTTTTAAGTTGAAATATGAAAACCGAGATAAAGAAGCTAAGGGTAATATTTGAAGGTAAACCCCTAGAAATAGATATTCAAAAGGAATTATCTATCAATGAAAATCTATTAAATTCTCAGCTAAAGGATTCTCCCTCTAGTTATTATATACTTGCTTCATTAAGAGATAAGTATATAAAACAAAGAGATGCTTTAGCAAGAGAAAAAGAGGAAGCATATTCTGCTGCATGGGTATTTATAAAAGATTCCAATGAGAGGTTCAATAATGATTACGTATCTCATAAAGCTAATATAAACCCCAAATATAAATCTATTTGCAAAAGGTATCTAAAGGCTGCAGCTAAAGCTAATAAATTTATATCTATCTGTAAAGCTTATGAGAGTAGAGAGGGCATCTTAAGAACTCTTAATGCCAATATCCGTAAGTTACAGTAGGAACTATAAAAGATTACTAACTAAATTTTATAAATATGTATAATTTACAACTTATATCAACTCTAGTAGCTAAGAAGCTTGGTAATAGTATTCTAGGTTTACCAGTAGAAAACAAAGTATTGGTATATTCTCCCAAAGAGATTAATACTACTGCTTCTGGTATCATTATTCCTGATACCGTAAAGGAGGGAGTTCCTCGTAAGGGTGTTGTTATTAAATCTGGTGTAATTACAGAAGAATATCAAACTTACAAGGACCACGTGGAAATTGGTCGTATAATCGAATATGGATTGTATGCTGGTAAAGAACATCAATTCGATAAAAACTGTTTACCTCAGGAATTACAACCCTTTTATGAAAAGGGTCTGTTCACCGTATTAGCTTTAAATGAGATTTCATACTCAGAACCCAATAACTTAGATTGATATGATTAAAGATAAGGACAAGAAATTATCTTCTAGTGGCATGACTACTAAAGATAAGATGTTAGCCCGGAAAAAACAATTAGAATCCAAGGGTAATGGTAGTGGATTGGTATTCCCTAAAGAGGGAACTTTAAGAATGAGAATCAAATCTCCAGGAGATGACCAGGAATTGGGTATTGAATTGATTCAGTTCTATCTGAATAAAGATTTGGGAGGAGTTATTTCCCCGGCTACTTTTGATGAACCCTGCCCATTTATGGAAAAGTATCAGGAACTGAAAAACTCAAAAGACCCAGATGACCAGGAACTTGCAAAGATGCTGGTACCAAGAAGAAAATACGTAGTGGGTGGAATAGTATATTCAGATGAGAAAGGTACTAAGGTAGATTATGAGGGAAAAGATAAGGGAGTATTAATCCCAAGATCAGTATACCAGGATATTATCGACCTTTACTTGGATGAAGACGAAGCTGGAGATATGACAGACCCAAGAACTGGATACGATATAAAAATTATCCGTTCTGGTTCAGGTAAGAATGATACTACATATTCTGCTCGTGCATGTAAACCTACTAAACTTGACAAGAAGTATTCAGGTAACGTAGATTTGGAATCCATAGTAAGATCTCAGATTAAAGATTACGATGAACTGGAGGAAACTTTGGCATCATTCTTAAAAGAAGGAAGAGATTCTGATGAAGAGGATGATGAACCTAAGAAGAAAAAGAAAGGCATTCATAAGGATCACTACATGGATGATGATGAACCTAAGAAGAAAAAGAGAAAGTATAAGTCAGATATTTGATAAATTGGTTTTATAAATGGTTGGTAGAGGAGGTAATTCAAGAAATTGGTTATCTCCTTTATTTATGTTAATACATTACAGTATGGCAAAGTATGATAACATACCTGGATGTCCAGGATATTATATTTCTAAAAGAGGTCAGATATACTCAAGGGTAATACCCAACGGAGATGATGCTGGTAAATTGGGAAAGGTATGGAGAGAAAGGAAAGTAAAGATAATGGTTAAAACTCCAACCTACAGTACCAAAAGAGTAAAGATACGAAATAAGTCATATTCAGTATCAAGGTTAGTAGCATTAGCTTGGGTACCAAATCCCGATAATAAACCCTGTGTATGTCATAAGGATAATAACCCTCTAAATAATCATTATAAAAATCTATACTGGGGTACACACCAAGAGAATATGGCTCAGATGATAGTAGATGGTAGAAAACAAAAAAGAGAAGAATGCCCTAGATGGGTAAATAAAGAAATACCAGAGTTGTTTGATTATTATTGTGATGGTGTTAGTACTATGGAATTAGCAGAGATGTTCAATACGAACAAATCAATGATAAATAAAATAATAAGATATAAATTTAAAGAACTATGGCAAGGAAGAAAATAAAAGTACCATCTCTGAATGAGATGAAGAAGAAATTCTCAGGTTTTTCTATAGCAGCAGAAGAAGATGATTCTAAGTTACCTTGGTTACCATCTAGGTTTTTAGCTTTTAATCATGTACTAGGAGGAGGAATCCCTTATGGGAAGATTTTAGAATTATTTGGTACCGAATCCTCTGGTAAAAGTTTGATGGCTTATGATTTTGCTTACTCTTGTCAATATTTGAATGGAGTAGTTTTGTGGATAGATGCCGAACAATCATTTACTAATTCTTGGGCTGAGATTAATGGGTTAGACCTAAATAGGGTAATTATCTATAGAGAAACGGCTATAGAAAAAATATCCGATTGGGTGGCATCTATGTCATTATATTGGAGAAGTCAACTAGTAAATAATGAGCCTATACTACTCATCTTAGATTCAGTTTCTGCTTTGGACACAGAAATAAATATTAATTCTGAAATGAGTAATGCTTCTGCAGATATGGGTAATCGAGCAAAAGCCATATATAAATATTTCCGTATAAGAAATGAAATGTTATACTCTTTGGGAGTAACTCAGATTTATATTAATCAATTACGTACTAATCTAAAAGCTGGTATGTTTGAAAATCCCGATACTACTCCTGGAGGAGCTGCTTTAAAATTCTATGCTTCTCAAAGAATAGGATTATACGGAGGTAAATCTCTAACGAAGAAGATAAAGGGAAAAGAAAGAAAAATTGGTAGAGTAACTTCGATTCGTACCATGAAAAATAAAGTTGCTCCTCCAAGAGGAACCATAAAAGCTGCTCCCGTATACAATAATCCTAAGTATCATGATGTGGGTTTTGATAAGATATATTGGTTAAATGAGATCCTTATAGAGGAGGAGATTATAGAAAAATCCAATGGTGGAGTTTATAAATATAAAGGAGAAACCCTTTGTAGAGGAGAAGAGAAATTTTTAGCTTTATTAGAAGAGAATGATGAATTAAGACGTAAGCTATTAAGAAAAGCTGGTATAAATACTATTGGAACTACTAAGAAGAAATTAGAATCATTAAATACTAACCTATTCCCAGTAGACGATGTTCAAGGGGAAGACGAAGAGGAGGAAGAAGATGAGTAATAAAGAGATAGAAGATATAGAGAAGATTGTCGAGGAATACCTTAAAAAGAATCTAAGAATAGAACCTAAGGTTAGGTATATTGATGAGTATAGCTCACCAGAGAATTCTTTGGAGGTTTATCTGGGTGATGAAGTAATACAAGAAGTTTCACTTTATGAATTAGATTTTAGAAGATGAGTAAGAAAACAATATTACTAATAGATGGAGAGAATATACTTCATCAAAGTTTCCATAAGTTCGAAAAACTTAAGTCTACCGATGGAAAACCAAGTGGGGCAATATTCGGATTTTTTAGATCATTACATGGGTTCCTACATAGGTGGGACCCAGATGAGGTTATTATAACTTTTGATAATGGACACTCTCCTTATAGAGATGCTTTGTTACCAGATTATAAGGGACATAGGAAAAATATTTCAGTAGATTATGAATCTCTTCAATCTCAAAAACGTATTATTATGGGTATGCTTAAGCTCCTAAGAATTAAATATGTTTTTGATAAGCATAATTCTACTAAATATGAGGGAGATGATTTCTTAGCATACCTAGTTTTAAATAAAAAACCCACTGAGAAGGTAATCATAATATCATCCGATAAGGACTTTAATCAACTTATCGGTAAAGACGTAAAGATAAACAATCCAAGAAAAGATGAGATGATTCATCAGGGTAATTGTAAGGAACTATTCGGATATTCTCCTGAAGAAACAGTAGATTACCTTTCAATGGTGGGAGATACTTCGGATGATATTAAAGGTATACCAGGTATTGGTCCTGTAAAAGCTAGGAAAATATTGGACGAATATGGTACTTTGGATAAATTTCTAGAGCATCATCATCAAACTTCTCATGTAGAGATTGCAGAAAGGAATAAGAAGCTTATAGATTTAAGATTATTTCAAAAAGAAGTACCATTATCCAAGTTACCCATGAAAAAGTTTGCTAATAAGGAGATAAAATACAAGAAATTCAAAGAAGTCTGTATCGAATACTCTTTAGCATCCTTTATGACAAATGAATTTATGAAACCATTTAAAGATTTGTTATCATGAAAAGAATTATGTTTGTAGGGCCAAGTGGAATAGGAAAAACCACTTTGGCAAAGTTCATAGAAACCAAATATGGTATACCCTTTATATCTGGTAGTATGTCAGATTTAATGCCAGATACAAAAGAGATGCACCATGCTGAGTTTTTACACCAAGAATGTGGAGAACTCATAAACAAGGATTATCAATTGTTGAATCTGAGAAATAAGCTTTTCAAGGATAAAGAAACTTTTGTAACAGACCGTAGTTATGTAGATTTAGCAGCTTATTTCATATATAAACAATCTACTAATATCCCCGAATGTGAAGTAGATGCTTTCTTAGATATATGCAAAGATCTTACAGTTCAACAATGTGATTTATTAATATACCTTCCCTTGAGTATGTACAATATGAAAGAATGGCCAATGGAAGACAATAAGAAGAGAATCATAAATAGATATTATCAGGCTCAGATGTCAGATATAATGGGTAACCTGTTAACTCAGTGGAATATCTCAAATAAAATAGATATATTAGTAGTACCCCAATTAGATTTCTACGACAGAATACACATGATAATGTCAAGATTGGATTAATATGAAGAAACAAGTAATAGCAATAGTCTTCTCAGATTTACATCTTAATATATATGCTAAGTTCAATGAAGACAATAAAAGAACCCTGAATCATTTCAGGGTTTTGTCGATTATACAAGAGAAATGTAAAGAGTATGATTGCCCAGCACTATTCTGTGGAGATTTCTTCCATAAGCCAGAAACTATGGACCAAGATCTTATGGAATTGACCTATGAGAAATTTAAGGAATTAGAGTTAAGAGAAAACCAGGTAGAGATATTCTCTATATCAGGAAACCACGACTTAAAGAAAGTTAGCTTTATAGGTAATAAACCTTTTTCATGGGTTAAGTTCTTAGAACAATTTGGGATAGTGAACCTAGATTATGGTAAAAGATGTCTGGGTATGAATGCAGTAGTATACGGTATACCCTACATAGATCACAATGTAGGTTTATCTGAATATCTGAAAAATATAAAGCTTGATAAGAATGCTGATAATATCCTTATGCTTCATACTGATTATCCTGGAGCAAAAGATACGGATGGCAGAGAAATTGATTCAGTAGAAAATCTAAATCTGAATATACTGAATAGGTTTGATTTAATTATTTGTGGTCATATACACAAACCACAAAGATTATCAAAGAAGGTTTATATGATTGGTGCTCCTTTACAACAAAGAAGAACCGATAAAGATTGTAAACTGGGATATTGGAAACTTTATTCGGATTTATCTATGGAATTTATAGAACTGAAAGGATTCCCAAAATTCGTAGATGTTGAATCCGAAGATGAAATTAAGGATGATGGCAATTATTATACCATTTTACCCAAGAAAACTAGTATTCAAGTAAATACAAACCATAAGATTACTAAGCAAGTTTCTAAGAAAACTCTAGCAAAAAGGTATCTAAGGGAAAAAGGTATAAAAGATGATGCTAAGAAACAACTTTTAATTGACACTTTAAACAAAGCTGAATCATGTTAACATTTACAAGGTTAAATATACAGGGATTCTGTTCTATAGATTCCTTCAGTTTACAATTAAACCAAGATTGTACGGTTCTTATCAAAGCTCCTAATGGTTTTGGGAAATCAACTTTACTGAATGCCTTGGTATGGGCATTATATGGGAAAAATATAAAGGGAGTATCTGAGGTAAATACTTGGAAAGAATACCAACCTAAAGATTATAAGGGAACCATGGTAGAAGTATTTTTTCAGAAAAACCAAGATTCCTATAAGGTAATCAGATGTCAAAAATTCAAGGATTACCTAGAGGATGGTGCTAAGGGAAATGATAGACTCATAATCATTAAAAATGCCGAGATTATTAATATCAAGGGTAAGAATGAATTACAGAATGCCATCAATAAAGAACTAGGATTATCCTATCTGTTATTCATGAACTCTATCATGTTTGGTCAGGGTATTAAGAGATTAATCCAAGAATCTAATTCGGATAAGAAAAAGCTTTTTGAGGAAGTATTCGATTTAGAATACCTAAATTTAGCAAAGGGTATAGCTAATCAAGATAAGGCAGTTATCTTAAATGAGATTAATCAATTAGAATCCGAATCCCTTTCACTAAAGAAAGAATTAGAGGCCAATAAAGAAGCTTACTTCGATTTGAGGTCAAGGGAGAAATCCTTTAAGAAAGATCTCAGAGAAAAATCTAGGAAACTAAAGGAAGAACGGAAAGACCTAACTGCGTTACTTATTGCAAAACAAAAACATATTTCAGATGAAGTAGATGTAGCAATAGAACAAAAGGTAAGAAATCAAACCAAAGCAGTACAAGAGATAAAGAATCGAATTAAGATAAACAAGGAAACTCTAAGTACTCCTTTAAATGAGCTAGTAGATGAATCCATAGAATTAATAAAGAATAAACAATATAAGAAAGCCTTGAAAATGCTTACTCCCATCAGTAAAGCATTTAAAGAAAGGGAGGAACTTCAAAGCTTATATGAAGAATCCGTAGAGAGATTAGATGAACTAGAATTTAACTGCAGTAAGTATAAGACTCTAGTTAAAGAATGTTCCGATATTGCTTCAGATTTGGCAGATATAGACCAGGAAATAAAAGACCTTAAGAATCAGAAACTAAAGGTAATGTCTACTAAATATAAAGAAAGACTAAAAAAGATTCGTAAGGATTTAAGAAAGGTAGATGAAGATTACCATAACCGAGAACTAGAGTTAGAGAATTATAATTGGTTGATAAATGACCCTCTTGGTAACAATGGAATCAAGGCATATCTATTTGATTCATCCCTACATTTATTAAATCGTACTCTAGCTAGTTATTCAGAAGTATTAGGTTTTAGAATTGAGTTTAACATTGATCTTAATTCAACTAGAAAGGATTTCGTTACTCTTATCGAAAGAGATAATCACATAATCGATTATGATGAGCTATCAGGAGGTGAAAAGACTTTGGTAAATCTATGTATGGCTTTCGCAATGCACGAATCTTTAACTGCAAGTAAGGGTATTAATCTGGCATTCTTAGATGAAGTATTTGAATCTCTAAGTTCAGATAACATAGAATTGGTAATAAACCTTATAAAACACATATTCAACGGTAAATCATTATTTTTAATAACACATCACGACTCATTACCTTTATCAAATACTAAGATCCTGCAAGTAGAGAAAATCAAGGGCCTTAGTTATTATAAACCACTATGATCCATAAACAATACAATGAAATTATGGCAAATAGTAAGAAAAAGGGCTCAAGATTTGAACTCAAAGTCTCAAAATGGTTTACGGAATGGACTTCTTTCAAATTCGGCAGAACACCTTACTCTGGTGCAAATCATCAGAGTAGGGATTTGTCTTCGGATATTATGTGTCAGGATGAAAGACATGCCCATAGATGTAAAATCTCGGTAGAATGTAAAAATTACAAAGACATCAAATTCGAACATGTATTATTGGGTAATAAATCCTGTGATATATTAAAATTCTGGGAACAAGCAAGTAAAGATGCTAAAAGGGCAAAGAAGGTACCCATCTTATGTATGAGATACAATTCAATGCCTGCAAATGAGTTTTTCTTTGTAGTAGATTATAAACTCGGTAGTATTATAGCTCAGTACATTACTAAGTCCATGTATATTCAAGTTCCCGGTAATACTCTTATGGTATTCATGGCTAGTGAGGTATTAAAAGTACCATACAAGATGATTCACAAACAAGCTAAGTTAATCGTAAAAAACTCATAATATGAAAAAACGTATCCCATACTCCTATGTAATCTTCTACCTAGAAAGAAAGTATTATCACCTTATCGAGAAAGAGTTAAAAGAAAAGGGATACGAAAATATCAAGGTTATTATCCCAACTCTAGATATACTTAAGAGAACAGTAAAGGGTAAGATGGTATTTGAATCTGTTCCTATACTTTTCAATTATGGTTTTATGAGAATGCCCACAGAGAATGCTTTCTCAAGGCCTTTTTTAAATAAACTAAAACGAAATATCTCAGGTATAAGAACCTTTCTTAAATCTACTGAAACAATGCACGAAAGAAAAAAGAAGGTACGCATAGATAATGCTGAAGACTTCGATGATTTTTCATTAGTTGCAACTTGTTCTAGAAAAGATGTAAGGAGATTCATAAGATTAGCAAAAGCAAATAAGAAATATTCTGTTGATGACCTTATGAATGTAAAACCGGGTGATTACATCGTTTTAAAAGGGTATCCCTATGAAGGTATAGATGCTACGGTATTAGATGTAAATTACATTAATAGAACAGTAAAAGTACTTATTTACCCAGAACATGGTAAAATGGAAGTAACTCTTGATTTTGATAGTGTTCTTTACAGTGTATATCAGGATTCAGACCCAGATAAATTACATTGTAATAACTTTGACTATGACCCAAATTCTATTACTTCTGAAAAGATAGAAGAGAACATTAATAAAAGGAGGCGTTAGTATGAATGAATACCAAAAGAAAGCATGGGACTGTTTGACTCCAACCGAGCAGCAGTCCCTTTTTCTTCAGTTATCAGAGAGTAAATCCTCTTGGGAAGCTGGAGAGATATTAAAGTTATCTCATTATAAGTACCTAGAAATAAAAGAAAGGTCTGAAAAGTTCTTTCGATTATTTTCAGATTTCTTTGAAATACATGAGTCAATATTTAGACCAGATTGCCCATGTGAAAGAAACTTCCAGGATTATATCGAGGCTTGCATAGAAAAAAGGATGAAAAGGAAAGAGGCTCTACTAAATACTGGAGATGCCTCCCAATTAGTTCCTAAGGTAAATACTCGTAATCTAGAAAGAAATATAAGAAGACTACAAGGTTCAGATAATGAATGGGATAAACATTCTCTAGGTTTGATATTAGAATTCGATAGATGGAATAACTTTAGGATATTACCCAGGCAAGTACAGCAACCCTCTGCTTTCAAAAGAAGAGCCAATAAGAAAGAAAAGATTTATATCAACTACTTATTAGAGAAAGTACCAGAATGTAAATTACCACATCGCTGGGTGCAAAATCGAATAGACCGAGGCTG